GTCTTCAACTAAATCGCCTTGCTTCCAAATTTGTACGTGTCTTAGTTCTTCGTTGCAATTTAAACAAACTGTTTTAAGAATATTATCATTTGCATCAAAGAAAACACTGAGTTGTTCTTTATAGATAGGAACAAACCCACATTTCTCACATTTACTTTTTAAGTTATAGTTTGGATAGTGGTTTTTCTTTTTGATTGCTAATTTTTTAGCACAAGAACTACACGTGGTACGATAGTGTGTCACACCATCTTTCTTGTAATTGATAGCAACGTGACGTTTGCCACATTCACACATTGATCTTTCTTGTTGTTCTTGTTTTTTTCTTGGCATTAAGTGACGATACCTGTTGTTTGTTGTGTGTATTGTTTGCCTAATTCATCAACTGTTTTGAGAATACACAACACATTTGCTTGTTTTAATTTAACTTGAGCATCTGGATTAGCACTAAACATAAATGGACTCAATGCAAGTCCTTGTTGTGCGGCAACAATTACCATTGGCTTTTTAAGTACAATTTCAGTATCGTTTTCTTCTACTAAGTTAGCAACCATTTCTTCGCCACTGGTTAATTTTATAGAGACTGTGTCTCCTTTTTTGTAAGTTGTTTCTAATAACATAATGTAAAGGTACCTTTGTTTTATTTATTTTAGGAATTTTATTTAGTTCATACTAAATTTAACAAAATTATTTATATCAAAGGTTTCAAAGGCAAATTTAAATCGGCGTTTTTACCACGAAACAACTAAATAGTAGTAACAAATTTTTATAAGAATTTTTAACAGGAGAAAAATATGGCATTAGTTTCACCAGGTGTAGAGATAAGTGTTGTAGACGAAAGTGCTTACCCAGCCGCGTCAACGGCCACAGTCCCATACATCCTAATAGCAACTGCTGAAAACAAAATTAACGGAGCAGGTACTGGAACTGCATCAGGAACTGTTGCTTCAGCGGTAGGTAATACTTACTTGATTTCTAGTCAAAGAGAACTAGTTAACACATTTGGTAACCCATTCTTTTATAAGACTTCGGGCGGTACACCAATTCATGGTTATGAACTTAACGAATATGGCTTACAAGCGGCATACAGTGTATTAGGCGTCAGTAACAGAGCATACGTTCAACGTGCTGATATTGATTTAGCAGAACTTACACCAACTACAGTAAGACCAGAAGGTAGCCCAAACAATGGTACGTACTGGTTAGATACAGCAAATACGGCTTGGGGTATTTTCGAATGGAATGAAACAACAAACGCATTTACAAACAAAGTTCCTACAGTTATTACATCAACTTCAGATTTAGTTGGTGGAGTGGCATCGGGTGCTCCTAAATCAAACATTGGATCAATTGGTGATTATGCCGTAAATGCGGTGAATGCCAACAATCCAGTTTATTATAAGAACAGAAACAATGTTTGGGTACTACTAGGTGATAATTCAAACACAGCATCAACACCGGATTTAGATTGGTATGATTCGTGGCCAGTGGTCACAAGTGCTAGTTCAAGTTCACTAACAATTGTTAGTGGTGCTAACTTAGTTATTAACGGTACAACAACTGGTAACACAGCAGGTACAACAATTGATGATGTTGTTACTGTTATTAATGCGGCGGCATCTACAACAGGTGTGACAGCAGTAAACAAGAGTAACAAAATTGAATTATTTGCAGGCCCAGATGCTTCAGACGGTACAACAGCGGCAGGAAGTTTTGTTATTGGTAGAGAATATGAAATTGCTACAGTAGGTACAACAGACTTTACAGCAATTGGTGCCAATTCAAACACAGCAGGCGAAACATTTATTGCTACTGGTGTTGGATCAGGTACTGGAACAGTAAACAACTTTAGTATCACAATCACAGATAACACAGGTGCGGATTTAGGTGGAACTTACCCGACATTAAGATTAAGACAAAGCAGTCATGCTAAAAATCCATCTTGGAGATCAACAGATTTCTCAGGTTCAGCGGCAGGTCGTCCAACAGGTTCTGTTTGGATCAAGACTACAAGTGTTAACAACGGTGCTAATATTGTTATTAAAAAATATGACACAGCAACAGCGGCATGGGTAACGCAAACTTGCCCACTTTATGAAGATGATGAATCAGCAAACAAAGGTTTAGATGCATCAGCAGGCGGTTCGGCAATTGCGGCAGGAGCCACATATGCACAATATGATACAAGCGACAACGACACAGGCACTTTAAAAGTTTATGTGAGAAGTGGAACAGGCGAAGTAGCAATCACAGGCGATGATACAAGTCCATCTTTTACAGCAACAGAAACATTTACAATTCAAGCAAGTAGTAAAAATTCAGATGTACTTAGCGATGCTGTAACAGTTGCACTAAGTGGAACTACTGCAGAAGATTTTGTAAGTGACCTTAATGCGGCAGGCGTTGATAATGTAACAGCAACAGTGACAACAACAGGTGCTGTTAAGATTACACATACACAAGGCGGCGTAATTGTACTTAAAGATACATCAGGAACTCCAGTAGCAGACGCTGGTATAAGTAGTTCTTTGGATAATGTTAGAGCAGGTAATGATTCAGATCTTATTTTAAGTAATTGGGAAGTACTTGCTAACGAAACTGGGTTTAGTGCTAGTGCTACTGCTCCTGGACAAGATCCTGCAGAAGGCACATATTGGTACTATTCAGCAATTGACGAATTTGATATTATGATCAACGACGGCAGTGGATGGAAAGGATATCAAAATGTTACAAGTGATATCAGAGGTTTTGATTTAAGTGATACAAGTCCAAATGGACCAATTGTTAGTGCTACAGAACCAACAGAACAAAGTGACGAGTCAGCACTTGTATACGGTGACTTATGGATTGATACAAGTGATTTAGAATCATTCCCTAAGATTTATAGATACGAATCAGTAGATAGTGTTGATCAATGGGTTGCTATTGATACAGCAGACCAAACAACTGAGAATGGTATTGTGTTTGCAGATGCAAGATGGGGTGGAAGTGGATCAGTAGATCCTATCTCAGATGATATTCCAACTATCAAGTCACTGTTAACAAGTGATTACTTAGATTTAGATGCTCCTGAAAGTGCATTATATCCAACAGGAACATTACTATGGAACACACGTAGAAGTGGATACACAGTTAAGAAATTCCAACTTAATTACTTTAATGCATTAGACTTTGAAGGTTCATTACCAACAGAGAAGAATGCTTGGGTTAATGCTAGTGGATTAAAAGATGACGGTACTGCTAATATGGGTAGACTTGCACAACGTAGTATTGTTGTAAGTGCTCTTAAGGCGGCTATAGACACTAATACAGACGTTAGAGAAGAGCAAAGAGTTTACAACTTGATTGCTTGTCCTGGATATCCAGAATTAATGACTAACATGGTTGCACTTAACAATGAGCGTAACAATACAGCATTTGTAGTTGGTGATACTCCATTGAGACTAGCAGAGTCAGGAACAGAACTACAAAATTGGTCATCTAACAACAGTGGTAATGGAACTACAACAGGTGATGGACTAAATGTAAACGATAACTACTTGGGTGTATTTTATCCAGCAGGTAAAACAAATGATTTAGATGGAACAAGTATTGTTGTACCAGCAAGTCATATGATGCTTAGAACTATTATTAGAAGTGATGATATTTCATATCCATGGTTAGCACCAGCAGGTACTAGACGTGGTAACATTGATAATGCTAGTGCTATTGGTTACATTGATTCAGAAGGTGAATTTAAGCAAACAGCAGTTAGACAAGGTACAAGAGATACATTGTATGAAAACAATGTTAATCCAATGACATTTATTCCAGGAACTGGACTTGTTAACTATGGTAACAAAACTACTAAGTCTGGATCAGCATTAGATAGAATCAACGTTGCTAGATTGGTTGCTTACATTAGAAGACAAGTTGAATCAGTTGCTAAACAATTTATCTTTGAACCAAACGATAAGTTAACAAGAGACGAACTTAAAGGTTCTATTGAAGGTATTATGAATGACTTAGTTGCTAAACGTGGTTTATATGACTATTTGGTAGTATGTGATGAAAGTAACAACACTCCTGCAAGAATTGACAGAAGTGAACTTTATGTTGATATTGCTATTGAACCAGTCAAAGCAGTTGAGTTTGTTTATATTCCAATCAGACTTAAAAATACAGGCGATATAGACGCAGGTCTATAAATAAAACGGCTCGACCAGCATTTAAAAACCCTCTTCGGAGGGTTTTTTATTCTTTGTGGAATAAGAGATTGTCGAAGTTATTGTGCTTTTGTTCTTCTAACTTGTAAATTTCTTTAAATTCTTCTTCGTTATATATCTCTCCAAAGTTATTCTTTGTTACCCATTCGTTGTACCATTTGATACATTGTTCATAATTCTTAATTAATTTTTTCTTTTCTTTGAATGTTTGTAATTTAATTGGAATGTTTGAGACTAGAAATCCAGAACTTACTAGATCATTTTGTATATCCATTATTGATCTATACTGTTTGATATTCTTTTCTAAAAAGTTTAATTTATCTTTGCTGATTTTTACTATATCGTGATCGACTTGAGTCATGATTTCGTGTTTGATTTCTTCTTTGTCTAATGATTCAACATCGTTTAAATTTAAAGGTAACTCTTTTGGCCAATCTGAGCCTTTTAGTCTATCCCAATCATTATGATTTATTTTTGGTATTTTTATTTCGACTGTATTTTCTGTATCGTTTATTAACTGTAAGTCGGCAATTGTCTTGTGAACTTTGTTCCAGTTATCAAATGACGTACCGAACATATCTTCCCACGTATTATCTTTATGATCACGCATAAAATCTAAATTTAATATATACTCTTCTATATTATTAATTGAATCTTCGTAATTGAAATAACTCTGTACATCAAAATGTTTGTTAGTCCATTCGATGTATTCCTTATAATCATTTAGTTTAATTTCTATAGTCTCTTTATTAGCAGTAATGCCATGTTCATATATATTTTTAAATCTTTTTTGTTTTTCGTCTGGTCTATAGATATTTAATCTTTTACTTTGCGATTGAATAACCCAACTGAGAACGTGTTCGAACATATTTTTTCTTCTGCAACTTATAATATAGAAATTTTTATTTAGATATTCGTAAAATTTAAGTTGGTCTTTGATTGAATCTTCTCGTCTTTTGATATGATAATGTGCAAGTCTGCTGGTTTTATAATGATCAACACTATTGAGTAATTCGACAACTTCGTTTAAAGATTGGTAATACCCCCACCCATTTCCGTCTTCTGGTTTATGTAGCATTTCCATTTCCAGGTCGTGATTATAATATTTTTCTAGACCGTTTGTAAGTTCGTGCAAATTTACAACAGGTTTGTTAAAACCTTTGCGTAGCATATAAACAGTGAGAGTCCGCTGAAGTAAAGTTGAACCAACTCTATCAGGAGTTAAAATAATAACATTCATTGATGTAATTTTTAATTAGTAGTTTTTATATTTATATGCTCTTTGTTACACAGAGATATAAATACTTTTACACTGCTAAAAAAGAGTGTATAAAAAAGGAGGTGTACTATGGATAAAGTACAACGTAAAAGGACTTATATAGAGAAACTATGTAATCCAACAACTT